TCGATAATTATGAGTTATTAGGTGATGATATCAACATCTTTGATAAGCGTGTGGCCCTAGAGTATCTATCTTTAATGGATTCTCTAGGTGTCCCCATTAACTTATCAAAGTCTGTTGTAGCACACACTGCTGCTTTCGAGTTTGCGAAAGTAACGGGCTTTAAGGGTCAGAACGTAAGTGCTGTATCTTGGAAAATGTTCATGTCTCAGCAGAATTTAATCGGACGTGTGAATATAGCCTGATCCCTCCTTAAGAAGGATATGGTTAAATCTCATTACATTCGATGGTTTGATTCGGTTACAGCTAAGAAGACGACTCATGGAGATGTCTTCAAAGCTTTTAACCTTACCGCTCTGCTGATGATGTTTGCGAATTCCAAGAGACTTACTCTAGAGGATATAGTCAAGATTCTTTATGATAAAGAGAATCCTGGCCGTTTATTGAGCAAGAACATTATTTCGGCATTCCGTATTGGATATGTCCAAAAAATTGTTGTTGACTTAATAAAGGGTCGGCCGCCTATCTTAGACAAGCATGAGATCTATAAAAAGTTCTGAGTTATGGATGAGATATGGTTCAAACGCCCACTAATGAAAGCAATTGATCGATTCTGTTTGAATTGAGAAGATTGCCGTCAATTGCGGATATTTACTCCCCACAAGAAAGGTGATATCGAGGTCGTTCACTCACGTGATCGATCTTGACACACCGGTCGTGGAAGGGGGTATTATAAAACTGCATATGACATTAGTGGATGGCCGAAACCGATCCAATGGAGTAACGCGATGATGAAGGCAATGATCCCTAGCACTGTGCACTTCCCCGACCGGCCCGAAATACAGAAGGTCTGGACTATCCTCTTAAAGGAAAGTCTAGACGGTAAATTTCTGTATCACGGGTCGGAAGTGGTAGCTGAGTACATAGTAGATGTGTGACGTCAGATCGAGATTCATGTGTCTAAACAGATACATAGAGACCTCGAAAAGGCGGGTATTGATTTCCCAACAGGATATTCGATACCTAAGGTAGAAACTCCTTTAGAGACACTATTGTCTATGAAAGAGTCTATCGATAACATATCTTCTGTGTCTCAGTTAGTACAGCGGGCGGAGGATAAACTAGAGGATAAAGTAGTGAAAGCAGATGAAGGTAAGACTTTAAGTGCAATTAAGTTTGTCATGAAAGGTCGAAAAGGTCGTCCGTTCAATTCCTACTATAAATTGCCTATCAAGTTATAAGAATGGCTGCATAATTCCTTTCACTTCTGGAAGGGACTCTTGAATCACAAGGATGAATGTTAGATTGGTCTCGCTTCTCACAGAGATGAACCGAGGATCTAACTACCTTGTGACCCCGGGTCGGCCTAACAGTTGCGTTAGGGGGAGAAAGGGACTTATAAATCTAGGGGGTCAATGGGAAACCTG